GTATTTTGTTCAAATACTAAATATCTTGAAGTAGATGCGATGTACTTTCTAACGGTTAATAATAATCTTCTTACATTAATTCTATCCAATGCAGATGGTTTATCTTGTAATGTCTTTTGTCCGAACACTACGATACCTTGTCCTGGGAACTGAACGATTGGGTTTACCTTTCCTTCGTATAGTGTATCTTTTTCAGATTGAGTTAATCTATCCATTACTGCTACTGCTCCAATCAAACCACCTCTATTCAAACCTGCTGGTGCAAACCATTCAGCTGCTACTCTATCGTTAGAAGCAAATACTCCTGGTAACAATACAGATGGTGGAACTGTGATAAGTTTGTTTGTGTTTACATCAATTGTTTTAACCCAAGGGTAGTAGAATGCTGCGTAGTTGGTATCAACCGAATCTGCTTGCGATACAGTTTGTGCTAATGTTGTATTAGGAGTACCTGCATCTGCAATAAAAAATGCATCACTTCTTTCTTCAACCATATCCAATATAGATGTAAATACAGATGAATGGTCTGCTCTGTTTACACCAGGTGCTACAACCATATTAATATCGTATTCATCTTGATTAGATAATGCTGCGATGTGTTTTGCGTATGCTTGTGTACCAGTTGATGTTGAGTTTGTTAAATCAAAACCTTGTGTGTTTCCTGGACCAAATCCAGCATCTCCACCTTTGTATATAGGTGTTGCAGGGCTTAAACCATCGAATCCTTCTTGGAATGCTACAACAAATTGTGCGTATATGTTTCCTACAGGTAATGCCGCACCGTTTGTAGTTGCGTTATCTAAACCAAATGCAACGTTTGCTCCTACACCTGCTCCATTAGGAATTGGTTTTAAATATATTTTGTTATCATCCTTAATAGTTGTACTATCTAAGTTGATACCAGAATAGTAAATTGAACTAGATGCTTCCGATGAACCAGTTGCGTAAGTTACAGTTGGAATTAATGCTCCAACTCCCGCTGATGCTGATACTGGTAATTTGTATGCCTCATGTCCAAATGGAACTGCTTGAACAGGTGCTGCCGAATTTAAGTTTTTAATTCTAATATATTTTGAATTATTAACCCAATCACCATTTTCTGTTATTTTTCCAGATAATGCGATTTGTCTGTATCTATCTCCTATTACTCTACTGATATAGTTTGGTGAATTAGGGTCTAAATTTACATTTGCAAATGTTTCTAATACTACCTTTTTCTTATCAGTATCATTAAAGTCTCTTACAGTTACTGTAAATACACCATAATCAGTTCCATTTACAGAACCTGCTGGTTTGATGTTTGAAATAGCTACTTTAACTTTTGTATTTGCCGCATTACCTGCTCCAATTGTTTCAAATTGGAATAAGTTTGTTCTACTTCCTCCAATTGTTTGTGATTGAACATATGGAGTTACTGCTTCTTGTGCGTTAAATGCGAAGTCTTGGTCACCTAATGTTAAAACAGAAGATGATGCACTACCATTTAAAGTAACACCGTGATTTTTAAAGAATCCATATACATACGCTCCTTTAGAACCAAATGGAGAATTACCAAATACAGATTCAATATCGTTTGTACTTTCTGGATCTATTGAAATAGAACCACTATATCCTAATTCAGAACCACTAATTGTTAAATTTCCACTATTTAAATTTGAACCTGTTGTATTGGTAAATCCGATTACATCAGTATCAGTATTAAACAAAATACCTGCTATCTTTGCAGTACCAGTTGAACCAGATACTTGTATTAATAGAGGATTTTGTTCAGTATATCCACCGATACCCCCAACTCTACAGATTGTAGCAACCCCTGCTTCTCTTAAATATGATTGTACTGCTAAAGGTGTGTAGTATGTATCATCAACTGTTCCAAACAAAGTTTCGAATTCTGCTTGAGAATTAACGATTGTAGGAACTAATGGTCCTTCTTTGAAAGGTCCGATGAAAGCTGCACCAATATCAGCTACACCTTGTTGTAAAAATGAAAGGTCGTTTTCTTTTGTAAAAACACCTGGTGATACTATTTTGTCTGCCATTTTGTATTCTAATTTAAAAATTTTATTATCTCAATATAAATATAAAAATTATTTTCAAAACAACAATTTATTATTTGTAGTTTGGAGAGAAATAATCATATACCTGTCCTACTAATGCCGCAGTTTGTAATGTGTTATAAAACAATACTGGTCCTATTTGACCATTCCAAAATGTTGTTCTTGCACTATTTGAACCTATTGTTAAATAGTTTGTAGATGATGGTGCAGTAAATGCCGATGCGGTAAATGTTCCAACTGATGAACTATCTAAATAAACCGTACAAGTACCACTTGGTTGGAATGTTGCTGAAATCATATACCAAACATTTGATGATAATGAAGTTGATAATTGTGCACTATTACCCAATGTACTACCATAGAATCTAACTCTATTTAAAGTAGAACTATTAGTTGATTCAATTGCTAAACCATAAAAACCTGCGTAGTCAAAAATGTGTCTTGTAGTTGTACCTAATGTTGTTGTAGGTCTAATCCAAACGTGAATAGTACCTGTATTAGTATTGAATTGAGTTATACCACCATTAATATTTGATGCGGTATCTTTATAAAATAAATCCCCACCATCAAAAGAATAATATCTTTCTTTTCTACTTGCACCATTATTGTATGATGGATTTGAACTTGCTAATGATAAAGGTCCCTGTGCTCCAGGTCTAACACCCGTACCATATCCACTCATATCCAATAAATCCACCGTTGGTGTACCAGTTGCGGGTAGAGAACCTGCTGCAAATGATGCAGTTTTGGCAGGTTCTAAATACATTCTCAATCCAGATGATGGAATATATGGTTGGGTTGCAGTTCCTTTGTTATGAGATACTACACCATTTGCTAAATAAACGTCAGCATTTTCTACGTTAAGTGTTACAATTTCAACATCTTCTATTATTTTAGCAACATCATACACCAAAACTTCAACTAAACCATCGTTGTCATCATAAGTTAATATTGAATCTCCTGGTAATATATTTTCTACTGTTTTAAAGTGATATTTTTGTGTTTCAAAATTAAATACATATAATGGGTGTGTTCCAGTTGCCTTTATCAGACCATTGTTAATATTGTAATATCCACTTGCAAAGTTAAATGTAATATCAGATACAGTTACATCTTGATATTCACCCGCAGCAGTATCCGAATTAAACATTCTCCATTCAGTTGCTTCTGTATCTGTGCCATCTAATGATTCATCTGGTAATCCTGCTGGCACCCATGCTTTAATTACATCACCAACTGCCAAATCTTCTACATTTATAACACTACCATCTGCTTTTGTTATTGGGGTATCGAATAATAAACAAAAATCAGGTTGGTTAATTGTATTATATACATCTACTGCATATAATGTTTTTGTAGTAGTAGAGTTATAGCCAGTTGCCGCAGTATTAAAACCATCGTTATAAGTCATTGATAACACAGATTGTGCTTCTGAATATGTTGATACTGCAATAGATGCAGGTGTTACCGGAAATGTTGAAGTTGCTCCTAATGTTGCACCACCAACTGTAAAGTTTGCATTATTAAATGATACTGTATAGTTTTGAGATAAACTAGCAACTCTTGCAGTATGAGCAGCACCCGCACTTCCAAATGTAAATGTAGCATTTTCAGATGTAGATTCTACAATATATGTAAAAGTTGGTGGAGTTACTGTTACTGAATCAATTGCAAATGCTCCAATGGAAATTGAAGTTCCTGCAGATGCATTTCTTGCATTTAATGATGATGGTTGTGAAGTTCTTGCTGAACCTACAGTTGCTCTGTATAAATTTCCTAATGATAGATTAGTTTTTGGCATATTAGTATGTGTTATTCTCCGTTATAAATATCTAAAAGTTTTTGTTTCCATACATCTTTATTTCCAAAATGTGTTTTCATCCAATCTTTTAGTTTATGATGTTCAATTTGTCTTTCTTCATAACTATCTTTACAGATTTGCTCATAGGTTTCCTTAAAAGTTTCTGCATCTTTTGCTTTATATTTGTAGTCAAGGGGAATACACCAGTTTTCATGTAATATTGGTACTTTACCCCAATCAACTGCTTCAAATATTCCATATCCGAAGGGTTCATTTTCAAAACACGAGTGAGATACACCCCAATCAAGTCCGTAGAACCTTTCTTTAAATTTATAATCAAACTTATAAATTTTACTTTTTTCGAATTTATGTCCATACTTCTTTCGGTAATATTTATTGGTTCTATGAACTCTAAATTCTTTCTACCTTCCGCTCTTGCGGCAAATCCAATTTTTAATGATTCCGAAACTTCTTTATTTTCTGTAAATTTGTAACAATTTGGTATATGATATAAATTTTCTGTTTTATATGGAAAATGATATAATCCTACCCAAACTTTATTTTTAATTTTATCAATCATTTCTGATTCATATTCCCAATTACCATACCAATGTAGATATTCTTCTTTTTCCATTTGAGCCATTAAAGACACTTTTGTTAAATTATGAAAAACGATTGAATCAATCTTTTCCAAATTTTGATGAATAGCTCTGGTTGGAGTATAATGACCATGAAGAATATGTATTTTTCTTGCACCTTCCAAATGTTTTATAATTTCATCTTCAGATGTTTCCCAAATATGGTCAATATTGATTTCAAAATCCTCATAATTTTGAGGTTTATGTCTATGGAATAGAAGAAGTGGCTTTACCTCTAAATGAGGAGCCACTTCTTTTATCCATTGTGTTACCCACATATCTGCACCACTATTGAACCAGGGTCCTCCTGCGGTGGTATAGTAAACGTCGTACATTTATATTATAATAAACCTTTTTCTTTCATTCTATCTTCAAAAACAGTAATTGTTTTACTTAATCCAACCATATCTGATTTTAATTTTTGTATAACAATATCTTGTTCTTTGATTGCTTCTACTAACAAACCAACCATTTTAGAGTAATCTAATGCTAAGAAACCATTTTCTCTTATTTTAACCACTTCTGGTAAAACATCTAAAACATCTTGTGCAATTAAACCAGTTTTTGGAGTTGTTTTAGTTACTTCATCAACATCATCATTCCATTCCCAAGTTACACCATTTAATGCATTTACTTTATCTAATGCGTTATCTATTAATTGAATATTGTTTTTATGTCTAATATCCGAAGTAAAGAATGCCGTAATATCACCAGTTGCAGTAATAGTTCCGTTAATCGTTAAGTTACCAAAAGTTGGAGTTGCGTTTGTTGCTACCGATTGTCCAATTGAAATTGTTACTGCTCCCGTTGCTCCACTTACAGTTACACCTGTTCCAGCTACATTTGAAGTAACACCTGTATTTGTGAGTGTTACTTGTCCCGTTGAAGGAGATGCTGAAATACCTGCTCCTGATACACTTATTTGAGTTACACCTGTGTTTGCAATTGTTACTCCGGTAGAACCATTATATGATGTACCACTTAATCCCGTACCTATTGTTAAATTTGCTAAGTTAGAACCTAAAGCGATACCACTAATTGTAGAATTGGCTAATTGTGAGTTTGAAACTGTGCCAGTTACACCATTAAATACAATTTGTGATGAACCAGATACTACAGAATCTCCTCCTGTATTTAAGTATCTAGCATCGAATGCCGTAGTTAATTGTGATGAACCACTAATTACACCATCTGCATCCAATTTAGATTTAACACCCGTTGTGAATGTTGCAGAAGTAGTATCTAATGTTAATGTTCTTGTTGATGAAATATCACCACCACCACTTAAACCGTTTCCTGCACTAATTAATACAGATGTATGGTCGATGTGTCTGTTTGCTACATAGTTTGTAGTTGAGTTGTGGTCAATTTGTGCAGAAGCAGAAACCAATACCGTTCCACTTGCTGATAATGTACCAGTTACAACTGTGTTTGAACCTAAAGTGATTAAAGTACCACTATCGGTAATATTTGAATCAACTAAATGTTCTTTACCAGTTCCTTTTGGTAATCTATTGTTGGTTAAATAAATTTCATTACCTAAATTATCGTAAGTTTCAGGTCCTAAAACAAAGTGGGATGATGTCACATTTGTTCCGTTTCCTCTATGTACGAATATAAATTCATCTTGTACCGAATCGTAAAGGAATGAACCAGAACCACCTGCTGAACCACTATCTATTACTGCAAATCCACCAAATCTAACCGATGGTTGGTTTACTGCAACAGTTATTAAGTTAGTTCCAATATTTAATGTAGAAGAACTAACATTTTGAATTGATGAAGAACCTTGTACTATTAAATCTTGTGTTACAAATAATGAGCCTGTGATGGTTTGGTTACCTGTAAATGTATTTGTTGAATTGGTTCTTGCAAAAGTTCCACTTACTGCTTCAATTGCTCCAACTCTTTGTGTTAAGTTAGATGCTGATGTAATCAATGAACCCGTAACTACACCAACTTGTGTTAAACGAGTTTCAACTGAACCAGTATAAGTTCCTAATGTAGTAAATCTACCATCGTATGATGCGGTTACTGAAGCAATCGTAGTAAATTTACCATCGACTGAACCAGTATAGGTTGCCAAAGTTGCAGCTTTACTATTTTCCGATGCACTAAATGTATTTAAATTAGAAACCGAAGTGTTTAAACTTGCAGTTGTTGTTTCTAAGTTAGTCAATCTAGTTGAATTAGAACCTGTTAATGTTGCTAATGTTGAAAATCTACCTTCTACCGAACCTGTATAAGTTGCTAATGTACTATTTTGTGTTAATTGAGATGCGGTGAATGTATTTAAATTAGAAACCGAAGTGTTTAAACTTGCAGTTGTTGTATTTAAATTTGTTATTGAAGTTACTAAACTTGCAGTTGATTGAGATGCGGTAAATACGTTTAAATTAGTTACCGAAGTTTGTAATGAACCAGTTGTAGTTGCTAAAGTTACAAACCTACCATCGTATGATGCAGTTACCGTTCCCAACGTACTAAATCTACCATCAACTGAACCAGTATAGGTTGCCAAAGTTGCAGCTTTACTATTTTCCGATGCACTAAATGTATTTAGATTTGCAATTGATACTGCATCATTTGATGCCGATGCAATCAATGAACCTGTAATAGTTGCCAATGCGGTGTTATATGCAGTAAACCCAGTAGTTGATTGTAAAGTTACTTGCGATGAACCACTAACTACTCCATTAGTTGCTGCAATTGCACCACTAATAGAAGTTGCGTATATATTTCTATACACTTTTGTGGTACTACCTAAATCAAATGCGTTTGTTACATCTGGTATGATAGATGAACTTAAATCTGCATTAACAACTACATTATCAGTAGCTGCGTCACCAATTGTAATAGTTCCACCCAATGTTAAGTTACCTGCTATATTTGCATTTCCTGTAATATCTAATCCGGAACCTGAAATTGCTCCGAAGTTTCCCGTACTTCCTGTACCTGTTGATGATAAAATGATGTCTCCTGTGGGGCCACCAATTATTAAAGTTCCTAATGTAGTATTTACATATGGTTCTCCGAATACTAACGAACCTGATTGTTGTGCGGTTGTCCCACGTCTAAATTTAAGTGCCATCTAGTTTACCTTTTTTTTAGTACGGTTAATTATTATGTTATGTTCTTTAT